GCATCCATTCTTACTGTGGACATTCTCGGCGGAACCTTCAGCACATCCTATCCAATATATGGAACTGGAGACACCGCTGGTAACTTTGCTGGAACAACAGCTACAATTCTTAGCATTGCAGCCAATGACAACAGATACATGGCGTTTGGTCCGTCCAAGACACTCAAGGGCAACAATGATGACATTGAACAAGAGCGTTTTGCCGACAATGTCGTTCCATTTGATCAGACCGATCCGTTCTCACAAGGAAACTACTAATGTTTACCACATATTATGGAGAATACACAAGAAAAGTAGTAGTTGGTTTTGGAACGTTGTTTAACAACATTTATGTAAACCACCCAGATGACGGTGTTGGTAAGAAGATTCGCGTTCCTTTGACATATGCTCCAAAAGAAAAGTTTGTAAGAAGATTGTTAGAAGAGTCATCGATCAGTACCGACACAAAAGTCGGTATTAGACTGCCGCAATTAAGCTTTGCAATGAGTCAAATGGCAGTGGACCCATCACGGAGACGAAATAAAGTCAATACTGACATTTATGATGTCTCTGGATCCACAGGCAAAAAGATGATTGTAGAGACACCAATTAACTACAGTTTTAATCTTTTTATCTATACAAGACACATAACTGATACATTGCAGATTGCTGAGCAAATTATTCCATACTTTAATCCAGAATTTATTATTAAGATAAACTTTGGAGCCAATAGAGATGAAACGTCCATTCCACTAGTTATGTTGAACGGCATAAATATAAATGAACGCTACGATGGTGACTTCGGCGATAGAAGAATAAACATGTCCAGCATTGGGTTTATCGCCAAAGGTTATATGTTTGGTCCTGCTGGAACTGAAGAGTCGGTGAACCTTATTGAAGATTTTGATATAGATGTAGAAGCTTTATAAAATGGATGTAAATAAAAACCTCGCTACTTTTTTTAATATTGAAAACAATACAGAAAAAAGTCAAAACATAGAAGCTGTCGGCAACAGCGCAGCTAAAGAAGACTATGACGTTGCAAGAGAAAACTTGAAGCGTCTAATTGCAACTGGCTCACTGGGCTTAGAAGGTATCTTAAAGGTAGCCAGCGAGTCTGATAGCCCCAGAGCATACGAAGTATTAGCAACTACTCTGAAAACACTTGCAGATATCAATGTCAACTTAATGGATATTTCTGCAAAGCATGCACAAACCACCAAAGTTAGCGTAAACAATCAAACAAATAATTCTATCTTTGTGGGAACAACTAAAGATTTACAAGCTCTCTTGAAAAAAGAAAGCAAAATTATAGAAGGTGAAGTTGTAAATGGCAGAGAAAACCGGCTACCGAACAAATACCAATCTTAAAGCACCGGGTGTAAATCTTGCCTATACGCAAGAACAATTTGCTGATTATGTTAAATGTGCAAAAGATCCTTTGCACTTTGTAGAAAATCATGTGAAAATTGTCACACTCAATGAGGGCTTGGCTCCCTTTAAACCGTACGATTATCAACAAAATTTTATTCAGGCCATTCACGAAAATAGATTTGTCATTTCTAAGTTTCCTCGTCAGAGTGGAAAGTCTAGCTGTGTAATTGGATACATTGCACATTACATAACATTTCAACCAGACGTTAAGGTGGGCATCCTTGCAAATAAACAAAAGACGGCAACAGAACTGTTCAATCGTCTGCAAGTTGCCTATGAAAATTTACCACATTATTTGCAACAAGGCGTAATGGAGTGGAATAAAACCTCGTTGAAGTTGGAAAATGGATCGTCTGTTATGTGTGCAGCAACGTCATCTTCTGCCATCCGTGGTGGTTCATTTAACTTTCTTTTGCTGGACGAGTTTGCATTCTTGCCTCAAAATATTGCAGAAGAGTTTTACGCATCGACCTATCCAACTATTTCATCTGGTACATCATCCAAGATTATCATAGTTTCTACTCCTCATGGATTAAACCACTATTATAACATTTGGGTTAACGCCAATCGTGAAGTTGGGCATCCATTAAAAAATAAATTTGTTCCAGTTGAGGTAAGCTGGCGAGAAGTTCCTCAATATCCAGGTGGTCCTTTAAGAGGCGAAGAGTTTAAGAAAGAAACTATCGCCAACACTAGCGCGGAACAGTTTAACCAAGAATTTGAGTGTTCGTTTATAGGATCATCTAATACTTTAATTTCTTCTTCAAAATTGAACATTTTGGCTCCAAACGACCCGATTCGGTCGCAGGAAGATGGTCTTAAAATTTTTGAAGAGCCGCATCCAGATGGAATATATTTCCTGTTGGCTGACGTTTCTAGGGGTCAGGGTGCAGACCATTCTGCGTTTATTGTGGTAGAAGGTAGCCAGTCTCCATATAAAATAGTTGCTGCTTACCAAAATAATACCATAAGCCCGTTTGTTTATCCTACCGTAATTAAAAATGCAGGAGAATTGTACAACAATGCATATGCAATGATCGAAACCAATGACATTGGTGGTCAAGTTGCCAGCATCCTGTACAATGATTTGGGTTATGAAAATATACTAATGACCCAGACTAAAGGTGTAAAGGGGCAAGTTTTGTCACAAGGTTTTGCTTCCGGCAGATCTGAAATGGGTATTCGCACTACCATGCAGACTAAAAAAATTGGATGTGCCGTCCTGAAACGTTTAGTAGAAGAAGACAAAATTTATTTAAACGATGAACGTATTATTCGGGAACTCATGTCATTTGTTTCAAAAGGAAATACGTTTAGGGCAGAAGATAAACAGACCGACGATTTGGTAATGTGTTTGGTATTTTTTTCTTGGCTGACTAGGCAAGAATATTTTGCAGATTTAATAGAAACAGCAAAAAATAAATATTCTAAAAACGAGGGACAGGCAGCTGAGGACGACAACGTTCTTTTTATGGCGGGAAATACTGAAAAAGCATCTGATGATGTAACACCAGATGGGTGGTCTGACGGACAGGTTGTTTGGTATCCCTCATAAAAAATCTTATAAATACTAGCGAGGAATACTATGGGATTACCAACAGGACCAGGATCACTATCTACAGTACCAAACAGCCCCTTTACGGATTTTATTGACACTCAGGCTCTTAATTTTGAGTCAGAAACACCACCAAGTGATGTTGCAAAGACACTAGTGGCTGCTTTATCTGCTGGATACTGGCAAAGCGGATCTCCAACTCCAGGAAATCAATTCCCGGGATTAACTGCATGTGGTCTTTATGGTCTTTTAAAGATAGCACAGGAGTCATCTGTACCAGAAGTTTCAGTGCAAATTTTAACCAGTTCTGACTTTTCAAATAGAGATTATGAGTTTTCTCAAGATACACAGGCATTTATTTTTAAAAATCCACAGGGATTTATTGGTTATTTGAATGCTATACACAATAACATAAATGCTATCATTAGAAACTATTTGCCAGTCAGTCCCGACTCACTGGGTTATGGAAGAACCGACGCAGCATATGCACAACAGGAACTTCAAACAGCGGCATTGAATACAAATAGAAACAAATTTTTATTTTTAAGAGATATATTTTTACCGGGATCCTATACTGGAAACACTGGCGGTGTTTTGCCAGAAGATCAAATTACTTCTACAGTTGATTTTAAAGGCGGCGGTATAACTGGAGCATTTGTGGTATATGACAATACAAACAGTCAATATACTCTAAGTCGAACTGGAATTGAATTTTATACAGTTTTAAACTATCTTTCTTACGGCGGTATAGCATGCGTTGGTGGTGATTATTCTTTCTTGGATACTATTATGCCTTTTCCGCTCCAATCGGGTGCAGATGTCATCATGACGTTGGACATGACCTCATATCTTGATGCTCAAGGAATTACTACTGGAAATAATAGAGCTGTTTATGGAGCTCTTCCATACTCATATGCAAGCGGAAACACATATAACTTCTGCCATGGATCAAGTGCAGATTTCTTAAACAACAGCTATGCAAATGTTGTTAAGCGTAACAATATATTCAATGCCTTGTTGGATACCGGAAATGCTGCGCGTGAAAACTTTGTGATTATCCACTCAGGTCTGTCCGGTTCCGATTTTAGTTTAGCACAGAACAGTACAACTGGAAATTATAGCGATGTTTATCGATATCCAGGTTTGGATGGAAGATCTTCACTGTATCAAGATATTCAAAGCGTTGCAGGTCTAACTGCTTATGTTCTAAATGGAGCAGCACTTAATAAGACCTTCTGTATTATTGGTCTAAAAACTAAGACAATTGCTACAAACAATTTTGGTCAAGATGGTACACTGCAAATCACCATTCCACTGATCAGTGACGTAGCAGGTGCAATGCACAGAGCAAAGGTTGCTGGAAACGTCTACATCGCCTCCACCGGATCAAATCTGGCGTCGGTTCTCAATGTAGATACTATTACTCCAGCGGCTCCTAGTTCTGCTTGGCAGTTTGGCGATACATTGAAGCGCAAGCGCATCAACTATTATCAAGCAGGAGTTGGAAGTGGCTATTATCTGGCTTCAGATTACGTAGGCGTCACTGGCGCATATACTGCAAACAACAGAGTCGGTGTTCCAAGTTTGATTCAACAAGTAAAAACCATTGCAGAAAATGCTATTGCACAGTATGTGGATGCCGCAATAAGCAACACTGCAACATGGGCAGCTGCACGCACCAGCGTAATAAATGCACTCAATAGTGCTGGTTCTAATCTATTGAATGCTCTTGATACTACTGGTACCAGATCTTTTGATTCACCCGGAATTGTAGTTTGCGATTCAACAAATAACACTCCTAGCAGTGGAACTTTGCGAGTTGACATTAAAATTTATCCAAAGCAAACATTCACATCAAATCCCGGAACTGCAGTCAATGGCTTCCTCGTAACTGTAACAGCACAGGAGTAATGAATGAGTCAAACCATTTCAGACTTTAAAAATGGGTTTAACGGCGGCACTAGAGCCAATAGATTTTCAATTAAATTCAATTGGCCAGCTGCTGTTGAAGCAAGTGATGTAAATTTGACATACCACGCAGTTGCTGCAAAGCTCCCCGAAGGAGAACTTGGAAGCATTTCTATTCCTTACAGAGGTCGCGTGGCACACTTTGCAGGCGACAGAGATTACAAGCCGTGGACTGTTACTATAATAGATGATACTGGAAACAACGAGTCTTGGTCACTATTTCACAAGTGGTCAAATCTTTTAAATAGCCACGTATACAATACATCATTAGATCCAACATTTGCTGCAAATGGTAGCAATCTATTACTAAAAACAATTGAGGTAAATCAACTATCTCATTCTACAGGAAATAGTAACCTTAATACAGCAGGGCACGATGTTCTTAGAACAATTAATTTAAATCATGCTTGGCCATCTGAAGTAGGCCAAATTGGATTTGATATGGGCGAAGGTGGAAGTTTAGTATCATTTACCGTAACTTTTAGCTACGATTACTACGAGCTAAAACAGATACAAAATTAAAAAATAATTTAATATGAATTTAACAGACTTTAAAGATCAATTTAATGGTGGTACCAGACCAAATAGATTTTTGGTAACAGGTGCAGTTGGTAAGTATGGTGGTGCTGAAACTCCACATACTTTCCACGTTCGTTCAACATTTCTGCCACCTGTAACAAACATTACGTTAACTTTAAATGCTTATGGTAGAAAAGTAAATATTCCGGGAGATAGAGAATATTCTCCATAGCAAATGACCATATATGATGATATCAAAAATGGATCAACACCTCAAGCCAATCCTACGCATTTATGGGATTTATTTACCAAATGGCAAAATGAAATTAATAGCCATAAATTCAATCAACCAGATAAAAGTGGAGCTCCCGGGCCGGAGCCATTTTTGCAATATAAACGAGATTGGACAATTCAGCATCTAGATTTGAATGGTAATTCGACTGCACTAAAAACATTTCAACTGATCGGGTGTTGGCCCAAAACCGTCAGCGATATCGATCTAAACATGACTCGTCGTAATTTTATGAATACTTTTTCAGTAATTATGCTTTACGATGAAATAAAAATTAATGGTAGTACTTTAGATACAACCGCTACCGGTCAAGACTTGCTGTCTTAATTGCATCTAAATATTGTGAAAGATCATCATGAACATCGAAGTATTTGGATTTGAATTTGGTAAAAAACGCTCTCCACAAGATGCAAGCGCATATGATGTTTTAAGTGGCCCAAAAAGATTAATTGCCAAAGAAGAATTTGATGGAACCGTCGCGGTTGAAGCTGGCGGTGTATTTGGCACTTACGTAGATTATTCGGCATCTTTAAAGGACGAAAATGCAAACATCGTCCAGTACCGAAACATGTCACTGTACCCGGAAGTTGATGCCGCAATTGATGAGATCGTAAACTCCTCCATAGTATGGGGTACAGATCGCAAGCCAGTAAAATTAGACTTGACTGATGTACCACTGTCCGACATGGTAAAGCGCAAGATGCATCTCAGCTTTGAGCGCATTCTGAAGATGATGGATTTTAATTCAAAAGCATATGAAATCTATCGCAGATGGTATGTTGACAGCAAGCTTTTTTACTATATCATCATTGATGAAAAAAATCCAAAAGATGGAATTCAAGAACTAATTCCTCTTGATCCGTTAAAAATTAAAAAGATTCGAAATGTTCAAAAAGAACCAGCTAGCCTGAGTACTGGCATGGTAGCCCTGATTAAGAATATTGAAGAGTTTTATCTTTATTCGAATACAGATAAAGAATCTTTTTTGACTACTCCAAATCAAGGAATTAGAATTGCCAAGGATGCTATTGGATACGTCCACTCAGGCATCATTGACCTGAATAGCAAGCGCGTAATTGGCTATTTACACAAGGCAATCAGACCTATCAACATGTTGCGCCAGTTGGAAGACGCACTGATGGTTTACCGCGTTGCTCGCGCACCGGAAAGAAGAGTATTTTACGTAGACGTTGGTCAGCTTCCAAAGCAAAAAGCAGAGCAATATCTACGTGACATGATGTCTCGTTTCAGAAATAAAATTGTTTACAACCAAGGATCTGGTGAAATTAAAAATGATCTCAACCATTTATCGCTTCTTGAAGACTATTGGATTCCTCGCAGAGAAGGCTCCAGAGGCACCGAAATTTCAGTGCTGCCGGGGGGCCAAGCAATGTCCCAGATCGAAGACGTTGACTACTTCAAAAAGAAACTGTACTCAGCGCTAAACGTTCCTATTTCCAGACTTGATACCAATTCTGGTTTCAATATGGGTCGTACAACCGAAATCTCTAGAGAAGAGATTAAGTTTTACAAATTCATTGAACGGCTTCGTCACCAGTTTGGTCAAATTTTCTTGCAACTGTTAAAAGTCGAATTGCTTTTGTCAGGAACAATGACCGAAGACGATTGGAACAGTATTAAGTATTATGTTAAACTCCAATACAATACTGACAACTACTTCTGGGATATCAAAGAAACAGAAATTCTTGCTGAACGTCTAAAGATGGTATCCGTGGCTGAAGGATTTGTAGGCAAATACATTTCTCAAAGTTATATTCGTAAAAATATTCTTCGTATGACTGATGAAGAAATGAAAATAATGGACGGTGAAATTCAAGAAGATGCAATGAGACTTCAGGCCCAACAAGCTGCTGAAGCTGCGCAGGGAGTTCCCCCTGAAGGAGAGCAGCAGGCATGAGTAGTGCTATAAGAGTGCATAGATTGATAGAAAGCCTAATTGAGGGCGACGAAGATTTATTTCAGCAGGGATTAAATCAAGAGCTAAGCCTAAGAAAAGAAGACTTTTGTAAATTTTTATCTATTAAAATTTTTGAGTCTATGCAAGAAAAAATTGTCGAAAAGGAGATAAATCTGACTGAAGAAGTTAAAGAGTTTATCTCTTTGTTGGAGCAATTTAAAGACAAAAAGACTCTTAAAATACAATTTAAAAACAAGTCTATTATAAATATTTCGGAAAATGAAATTTCACCAGTTAAACAGCTTTTTGACAATCTTAACTCAGAAAATCAAAAGCTTTTGGCACGCAATTTGTTTGAAAGTCCACAACACTTTAAACAAGCTACCGAATTTGCAAAAAAAGTAAAAGGATTATTTACATGACCGACAAACTCTCACTAATCGAATCAATCGTCAACGAAAACGCCGTAGATTTCCGCCAAATCGTCAACAAAGTTTTGTTGGAAAAACTCGCAATTCGTCTTGATGAACAATACCATGACGTAGCTAAGACTATGTTTGTTCTCTCAGAAGCTGAAGAAGATCTGGAAGAAGATGACACTGAGTCTGAAGACTACAACGAAGAAGGCGAAGAGGAAATGGAAGCTGATCTAGCCCCAGAGGCTGGCACCGACCGCATTCGTCGCAGCTACGGAGCATACTAAACCATGAAACTTATCACCGAACTAGTAGAAGACGTAAGATACATTCAAGAAGACGCCGCTGGCGGTGGTAAGGATTATTTCATTGAGGGCGTCTTTCTTCAGAGCGAAGTAAAGAACCGCAATGGTAGAGTATATCCTACTCCCACCATGATCAAAGAGTGCCGTCGTTACATCAAGGAATATGTTGACAAAGGTCGCGCTTTGGGTGAACTTAACCACCCAAGCGGTCCTACAGTCAACCTTGACCGTGTTTCACACATGGTTAAGACTTTGAATGAATCTGGTAGAGACATGGTCGGTCGTGCCAAGATTTTAAACACCCCGATGGGAAATATTGTAAAAAATCTCATCAATGAAGGTGCTAAACTTGGCGTTTCCAGCCGTGGTATGGGTTCTCTCAAAGCACGCAACGGATACCAAGAAGTCCAAGAAGATTTTATGTTAGCCGCAATTGATATTGTTGCCGACCCTTCTGCTCCAAATGCATTCGTAAACGGAATCATGGAAGGAAGAGAATGGGTTTGGGACAATGGAGTTTTGCGCGCCGAAGTTGTCGAAGGTTATCATAACACCATTAAAAAGAGCTCAAGCAGAAACCTTGAAAAAAACATGCTTAAGGTCTTTGGTCAATTCTTAAAAAGCATATGAGATCTTCAGCCATATCAGCATTATACTATATTGCCGAGGCCGCTGGCTTTGGCAGTGGTACTTCAACCCCAAGCTCAGCAAGACCAACAACTGCAGTTAGTCCCAGAGTGTCTTCATCAACTGGAAAGAAAAAAGTTTCTCCATTAATTGACCCATCTATAATGGGAAAAGAAAGGTTTCCAGACTTTGCCAAGGGTGCTGTAGAAACTATCGCCAAAGGTCCACGCTCGGCGTTTGGTCTTGCTGGTGATGCTAAGGGTGAAGCATTTTTAGCTACCACTGCTGGTGTATTGGCCGCAAAACAAGCTGCAAATCTTCCAAAGACATTTGAAAAAGAAACCCAAGGACAGCAAGAGGGTATACGTAACATGACCAATGTTTCTAATTTTTACAAAGGCATTGGAGCCCCGCCAAGACCCCTACACGAACCCGATCAACTTGGTCTATTGCAGACCATTTTGAAAAACTTTGGTGGAGCCTCTGGGCTTGCATCAAAGTAAGTGGGTAATTAAATTTTAATACAAAAACTAAGAATTGACTAAATAATAAAGCACAAAGGAACTCATATGAGCGACCCAGTAACAAACGAATACCTAATGAATATTATCAAAGAAAATGTGGGAATGCCAGTACACGACGCCAACATGAAGGGCGCATTTGCTTCTAACGGAGCAACTAACGTTCTTCCCGGTTCTATCGCAACTCCACAGACTGCCATGATGAACCAAGCCACCCTCCGCCCCCAAGGTGCCGCTGCTGCAACAATTGCACAAAATGCTGCTGCCCAAGGAGAAGAAGAAGAAGAAGACGAGACTGACATGCAAGAAGCAATAGCATTCGAAGCCAGCCTTCGTTCACTGCTGTCTGAAGTCAATGTTTCTGAAAGCTTCTTTGTCCAAGCCAAGACACTTTTTGAAGCCGCCGTCGATACCAAGCTCAAGGCAATCGCCGAAGAGATTGCTCCGGCTCTTCAAGAAGAGTTTGAAGGCAAAGTCGGTGAAATCACCGTCACTTTGACCGAAAAGATCGATGACTATCTTGACTATGTCGTAGAAGAATGGATGCAAGAAAACAAACTGTCAGTTGAAACTGGCATCAAGTCAACTCTTGCTGAAAACTTCATTCTTGGCCTCAAGAAGCTCTTTGAGATGCACTACGTCGATGTTCCCGCCGAGAAGTACAACGTTCTTGACGGCCTCTACGAGCAATCCAACAAGCTTCAGGGCGACCTAAACGAAGTCATCCATGAAAACATGCGTCTTCGCAAGGATCTTCTTATCTCTGAGTGCGCCGGAATCTTTGTCAACGAGACAAAGGATATGGCTGACACCCAAGTAGAAAAGCTTGCTTCCTTGGTTGAAAATATTGAATTCAACTCAATCGAAGATTACAAGACTAAACTGCTCACCCTAAAGGAACACTACTTAGGGCAGAGAGTAGCCATTCCAGAGCAGCCAGTGCCGGAAATGACTTTCAGTTCAGTACCTAGCGTTCCAACAACTCTCGTAGAGAGTTACGCCAGCACATTGAATAGACTGGCTAAGAAAGTTTGAATTTTTACTAAATAATTACAATCCACAGGAGATATAACTAAAATGAGCTTTAGAGACGAAACCCCATATGACATTCTCACTGAAAAGTGGAACCCCGTGCTTAAGCACGATGCGCTTCCCTCAATCGGTGACGAGTGGAAATCAAAAGTTACCGCAGTTCTGCTTGAGAATCAAGAGCAGTCCATGCGCGATCAGTACCTCACCGAGAACATGACAACCGGTAGCGACATCGGTAGCGCAGTTGCTTCAACTGCTGCTGGTGGTCTGCGCGGATATGACCCAATCCTCATCAGCTTGGTTCGTCGCGCTATGCCAAACCTCATGGCTTACGACATCTGCGGCGTTCAGCCAATGACTGCTCCAACTGGCCTCATCTTCGCGATGCGTGCTAAGTACGGCGACAGCTCAATCAACGCTATCACCAACGAAGCTCAGTTCCAAGAGCCCGATGCTCGCTTCTCAGGCGTAAGCGGTGCATCAGGTGGCTTTACCGCAGCAGGCGGCACTTCACCTAGCGCAATTGGTGTTAACCCAACTGCAACTGCTTCAGGATTTGGTAGCGGTAAGAACCTTGCTACCTTTACTGGTCTTCGTGCACAGCTCACCTCAAACGGTGAAAACCTCAGCTACGATGCAGGATCAACTGCTACCAACGTACTGAACAAGATGTCTTTCACCATCGACCGTGTCGCAGTAGCAGCCGCAACCCGCGCTCTGTCTGCAGGCTACACTGTTGAATTGGCACAAGACCTCAAGGCTGTTCACGGTCTTGACGCTGAAGCCGAACTCGCAAACCTTCTCAGCACAGAAATTCTTGCTGAAATCAACCGCGAGATCGTCCGCAGCATCTACTGGGTTGCCCGTCAAGGTTCAGTCCAAACCGACATCACCACCGCAGGCACCTACAACCTCGACCTCGACTCCGATGGTCGTTGGTCAGCCGAGCGCTTCCGTGGTCTGGTCTTCCAGATTGAACGTGAGTGCAATGCAATTGCCAAGGAGACTCGCCGTGGTAAGGGTAACTTCGTCGTCGTCTCAAGCGATGTCGCCTCAGCCCTCGCTATGTCAGGCTTCCTCAACCTCTCACCCGCACTGAACACACAACTCGCCGTCGATGACACTGGCAGCACCTTTGCTGGTCTCTTAAACGGTAAGCTCCGTGTTTACATCGATCCTTATTCTCAGCTCGGCGTTAACTTCTTCTGCGCTGGTTATAAGGGTGAGTCACCGTATGACGCAGGTATCTTCTACTGCCCATACGTTCCTCTCCAAATGATGAGAGCTATCGATCCTGCTACTTTCCAACCCCGTATCGCGTTCAAGACCCGTTACGGCATGGTTGCCAACCCATACGTTCTGAAGACTGACGGAACCCCCTACGGTTCTGACTTCACCACTCAGAGCGGAGCTAACCAATACTACCGCCTCACCGCAGTAACTGGTCTCCACGGCAACACCTACGGATCCTAATCCTAGGTAAGGTTGAGTAAAACAAAAAACCCTCGGGCTAAACACCCGAGGGTTTTTCATTTGTTAAATTTTTTTAAATTAATCAATGCGATAGTGTGAATAAGTAAATCTAACAGTAGAAGTCACTGGGTTGGTATCGCTGATATCTGATCTAAAATTAAGTGCGCTAAGGTCTGTTGGTATTACATTATAAAAAGTAAAATTTCGATTAGACAGAGGATAGTAATTTGATTTTAAAATTTGTAAGTTAGCTGTGGTAGCCCAAGAAGAATAATTACTGCCTTCTTTGTCGTTATCAATATTACCTATAGATTTCATCCAATCATAAATGCTTTTCCAATTATCAATGTTTTCATCTACAATAAAGTTTAATTCTAATGGATTAAAATTAAATGTGTTTACTGAAATTGGAATCTGGACACCTAAAGCTGTTGGCTGAGGCTGTACGTTCATAGCTAAGCCCGGGACTGCTACTTGTTGGCCAAATAATTTAAGTTTATCGTCTCCGCGATCTATCGTAAAATTATAGCAATTTGAAAATAATGGATTAATGTTTGTCATTTCAAATAATCTTCTGGATTGTCGGACCAGCTTTTGGGATCTTTAATATCACCGTCTGGTGTATAAGGCATTTTTAATTCTTCTTTTTTAAACTTACGTTTCTTCTTGGGTTTCTTTTCTGCTTCAGTTTCTTTTTCCCACAATTTATTTATTTCTTCTTCCTCAATTAAGTCTTCTTCTTCGATTTCCTCAAAATCAATATGACTATCTTCATATAATTCTTGTAAAAAGTTTACAAAATGAGTATCAGAAAACAAAGTCCAAGCAATATCAAGCGCATCACCGTCTTCTTCAAGTTCAGCAGTCACTATTCCACCAGTCTGCCCTTCCATGAACGACAGATAGGCATCATACATCTTGAGTATATCTTCTGACGGTTCGGACATATACATGATGTAATCTTTTAATACAGTAATTGCTTTTTCTTTAATGTTTGCCAGATACGAGGTTAAACGCAAACATTCTATGACATGTCCTTCTTCGTTGGTTGTAGTATAAATTACAATTTTTGCGGGATTGGAGAGGACAACTTCCGTATCATTATCTATTACGACAGAAACTACTTCTTCACCTGATGAAAACTTCACAACACGAATAGACGATGAAGCTTGGTCTTTATTTTCTTCCATGCTTCCTCCTCACTATATTTATGGTTGTGGGTTTTTATAATTTGATCTTAAAAACTTTATAATCAAATTTTTCTTTGTCGTAGATCTTCAGTCTTTGCTCAAAGTGTTTTAGTACATGGTTTTTGTAACTTTTCCATGAAAGGTCATCAACAATGTCAAACACCTTTAAGGTCTTTTTAGTGGCTGAGGTTCTTAGTCCTCTTCCAATGCTCTGTAGTAGTCTAATAATTGATTTAGTGGGATGTGCAAATATGATGTTGTCAAGGTGGACAATGTTGATCCCGGTGCTTGTAGTACCGAAAGAAGCGACAAGTATTGCGTCTGTTTCTTTGTCAATGATTTTTCTGATTGCTTCTCTATTTTCTGCATCAGTTTTCCCCGAAATGAAATAAACTTTCTTACTGGGATACTTGGCTTGTATGAGGTCATATAATGGCTTTCCGTGTCGTTCCACATAGTTAAACAACACTAAAGTATTACCTTTAGTTTCACCACAAAGTTTGGCAATAAACTCGTTTCTAGCGTGGCAGTCTACCAAGAATCCGGTCTCCTCTTGGTATTTGGCTTTCTTTAGTCGGTCACGGGAGGCATCGTCGTAATCCAGTTTTATACAGTCTATAGCCAGCCTAGCGAGGACTCCTTGACCAATTAGCCCTTTGGTCGTAATAAACTGTACGGAAGCCCCTAGGGTGCCTTCTATGGA